TTTCTCTGCTAAATTGCCGTCTATCTTTCAGTTAAATTGGTAGCATTATTAATTGCATCAGTATAGCGTTGATAATTATCCTATAAATTCTAAATACTATCAGCAGTCTATTGTGCTTGTTTTGCTTCTTGCTATAATGCTTCAGCATGCTTTTGTGCTGCTTTTAACTAACCTTCAGGTGTATATTTAAGCCAAAGTCTATAAGCACCATATGCAGCACCAGCCGCGACCGCAACTGCGCCAAGTGCGGCCGCTAAACCAGTCGCTGCCGCAGTAACACCAGCCATGCCGGTTAATTCTGCACCCGTACCAAAAGTACCGCCAAGTAATAATGAGCCTATTCCTTTTGCCCCACCAAGTAAGGCAGAACCACTTTTAACTCCACCAGTTAACCCTAAAGCATTACCAAAAATACTTCCAGACAATGCTTTTTCAATTAAACCGCCAGTCTTAAATAACGATCCAGCACTACGGAGAGCACCTATAGCAAGCACCCACTTCATTACAGACCCGGCACCTTCACCAAAAGCACTGGTAAGTTTATTAACTGTATTTAATAAATCAGTAAGAAGATCAACACCGGCCTTAACAACCACATTATTAGTGAGTCCCATAAGAAACTCATCCCAAGCATTTTTAAGACGAGCCAGTTTAGATTCTAATGAATCTTGCGTTTTCTCAAACTATTGCGCGGCGGCACCATTTGCGTTATATGCTTCTTCAACTAACTCCTAAGTACGAGCATAGTCTGCCATTAAAGCAATAAAACGAGATTGCTGACGAGAACCCGCGGCTTGAGTTGCAATATAGCGTTGTTGTAGAGAGTTTAAGCTATCCCATTTCTCAGCAAGTTCCATAAAGATATCATCAATACCAACTTCGCCTAAGAAATACCTATTTAAATCAATACCAGCAGTTCTTAAAGCAGCAGATACTTTGTTGACATCAACCAGTTCTCCTTCTTGGTCTTCGCCTTTTAATTCGCCTTCATTAACTAATTTTTTAACTTCGGCAAATCTAGCCACGACTGTTTTTAATGCAGTACCAGCTGTTTCAGCAGATTCACGAGTTGTTTCAATGATCTATGCTAAGAACGCCGCGGTTGTTTCAAACTCCATCCCTGCATTATGTGCCAAGGATGCTACTTTCGTCATAGCAGTTGAAATTTCATCAACATCAGAAGCAGTAATAGCAGCCAAACGAGAATAAACATCATCGATTCTTTGTGCATTTACCGCAGTTAATTCCATATTAAAACCACGTAATGCGTTAGTCATACGGTCTGTTGCTTCAGCCGCATCAAGACCAGCTATACGGGCCATCTTTAAAGTTTCAACCGATAATTCATTAACTTCTTGTGTAGTTAAACCTTGCTGATAATAAAGTGTTGCAGCTTCATATGCAGCTTTAGTTGTAACTCCCAGTTCATTTGCGCGTTTAGTATATTCAGGAAGTTGTTTCCACATATCTCCAACAGAGAAATCAGTAACAACTGCCGTTTCAGTCATTGCTTTATCAAGCTCTTTGATAGTTTCGTATGCTCCACGAATAGCCTATCTAAAAAGATTGATAGTATTAGTTAATCCAAAAAAGTACTGAATACGAGATTTAAGTGCAGATACATCCCGCATACGAGCTTCAAGCTATTCAGCTTCTTCGCTACCTTGACGCATTGCATTACCAAAATCTCGTACTGCTGGTGTAGCATTATCAACAGATCCTTTAACCTAGTCAACACCCGCTTTTAATTTATCAACTTCACCAGCAGCAAACTATGCAACGATTTCTTTTAAATCTTCAATTGTACCAGTAAAATTAGATAAATCTAAGCCAGTAAGCTAACTGACTTCATTAGCAAGATCTTGTAATCCGCCTCCTTGAGAAGTGCTTTCAAGTTTTGCTAATGCATCTTCTGCTGCTTTCAGTTTAGTCTAAGCTTCAGTCAACTATACATTTAATTTTGCTAATTCTTCTGCCTATTTTGTGAACGTAATAGAATTAGCTTTTTGAGTGCCTAATGCTTTTACTCTTTCTTCAGCTTCTTTTAACTTTGCAGTAAGTTCTGTAACTTCATCTCTTGCATTACGCCAAGTAGAAGATTTTGATGGCTCTTTTAAACCTTTTGCAATTCGATCTTGATTTTCTTTTGCACTCTCTAATGCAGTTTTATAACGATCAACTTCTTCATTAGCACTCTTTATAGCAGCATTTAATTCTTTCCATTTGGTATCAGTAATTGGAGTTTTATTACTAATATTAGCAATTTTCTAATTAAGCTTTTCAACACCATTCTAAGCTTCAGTTACTTTATTTTTTGCAGTATCAACCTATCTGCCATACTACTCCATTGCTTTGGTTGCCTTATTAATATTAGAAACAATATCAGAAGGAAGCAACCTTTCCAAATCTTTACTACTTAATCCAGCTAATTCTTTAACCTATAATTTTAATTTTTCAAAAGTAGTTGTAACTTTTTCAGCTTGTCTATTTAATTTATTAAAATCTGCTTTACTTGTAATATCTTTTCCCAAAGAAGCTTCAAAATTTTGAATCTCCTTAGAAAGATTATCAAAAGTTCCCTATAAACCTTTTGTTATATTTTGCGGTAAATGCAAGCCATTAAGAGTACTCTAAATCTAACTTAAAGCCCCTTTCATTTGATTTACATTCATCTGCGCATCAAATGTTAAAGTAAACTTCTATCCCGCCATTTTTACACCTCATAAAAATAAAATCAGCATTAGCTAAACTAATGCTGACTATTACATATCACTATCTATATCATTATTTAAGAAGATAAACTCAGCAACATAACTGCTATGTCTATCTCCTTCTGGCACGCATTCCGCCTAAAAATTTCCAACTACCGGATTCGCCTGCGAGCCTAATTTCATAGATAAGCCAGACATTAATTTTAGCTTTGGAATTCTAATAATTCCCGTTGTAATAAGTCCAGACGTATCGTCCTTTACTCTCGTTTTACCTTCTAATTCCACGAAGGTCCGTAAAAATCTTTGCCCTATTTGAGCGACACTCGCGCCGCCAGTATAATTATATCTATATTTTATAACAACGTCGGTGTGATATGTCCTTATCTATGGATTTCTACCAATTTTTGCCCAAGATAATTTCTCACCAGTTTCTTTATCATAAATAAAAACTTGATCAACAATTTCTTCAGCAGTTACCAAATTGCCGGCGCCGTCACTTTCTAACTCTTCAACTTTAGTTATTAATATAGGTTCTTCTTCTGCATAATTAATAACTTTTGCATTATTTAATAATCCAAATTGAAGATTTGAAAAAACTCCTTGTGAAAAAGTTAAATCCATTTTTCTAGTGGTTTCCCAATAAACTAAACCACGATTATCATAACCACCACGCGCGGCTATATAATCTCGAAATTCTTTTAACCCAGCTACCTAAATCTTATCAAAATAAGCAATAGTTTCGCCAGGTTCAAAAACTTTTCCATCTGCTTCTACTTGCTAAGTAGCTTTTAAATGAACTTGCTCTAAAGTTTTAAAAGATCCTAAACTTTCATCCATACCTTTTCCTCCTAATAGAAATAGCGGAGAAGTTACCTCCTCCGCCATAACTTTTCTTATTTAATTAGCCAGCGCTAACAGGATCAAGATCATACTGCACGAGCTTCATCATTTCACCATCTTCAGGACGAAGAACGGTAAGACTCATACTGAAGGTAGAAGGATCGCCTTCGGCTTCAAGAGTAATGGTATTCTCAGCAGTCATCTTAGCCTTCTGAATAACAAACTGGAAGAACTGGTCACGACCATCGATATCGGAACGAGCATAAGTGTCACCAGTAACATAATAAGTACCTGGGAAGGTATCACCAGAAACAACGATTTCCTTGGTGGTGGCTTTAACGCCATAAGTAAACATCATTTTCTGTCCAGCATAGCTAGAATACACAGCACTCGCTGCGGCTGCTTTAAGGTCTGTGTCGGTGAAATTACTATCAACCACAACACCAGCTTCGGTAACGAGTTGAGCACCTGGGAAATTAGTTTGATCGTATAATTTAACACCAGAGCTTGCTAAAGTTACCATACCTGCGGGAGCAGCTTCGTTTGCACCAATATAAATCTTTTTACGAGCAGAACCCATATTTGCATCATAAACGTCAGCAGTAAAATACTCTGGGAATTTACCTTCAGAGTCTAAACGCACAACAGCAGTATGACGGATATACTTATTACCAGGGGTAACAGTACCATCACCAAGCATAATGGCCATGGATTTTGGACTAAACAGAGCATCTTCAATGTTAACGGTAATTTCCTTACCATAGTCCCAAGTAATCAGTTTAGGATTACCTTTACCACCACGAGCATCAACAGTTTCAGCAGTCTGCTCGATTGTAGACACTTTCAGCGTATCAAGAAACAGAACAGGCTCAGCTGGTTTACCATCAGGACCAATCTTGTAGAATGTCACGTCGGCAACTTCTTTAATGCCATAACGATCTAAAATACTAGCCATTTAAAATGACCTCCTATATTATAAATCTTCTATATTTCTAATCCAAAATTGCGGTTTTACTTTTTTGCTATCCGCTCCAGCAAGCAAAGACTATACATCAATATCATATTTATCTTTCTCTTGATACGTGCGTACAATAACTGAAATTGCGGCCTAGCTTAACTCTCCGACATTAAGTGGAGTTATACCAAGACCCATACAACAAATTGATGCTAAAGTTGAGCCTAAAGTAAGCGAATCTTTAGATTTTGCTTTAACTCTATCACGTAAACGAGCCTTAGCTTTAAAATATTTTATTTTTGGATTTTCATCTGGATTATATGGCTCAACTTCTTTTTCACCAATCGCGCGCCGCAAGGTATTTTGAAAATCAAAATAATCTTCTTTTTTTATAATTCGTAAATCATTAATAGATTTAGCGTGAACTAAATCTTCTTGTAAATTACCAATTATAATCATCTATTGATCAGCTAATAGTAACGCCGGTTCATGTAAAAAGAATTGAAAACCATCTAAAGCTATTTTTTTAATACGAATATCGCCAGCCAACTAAAATAAATAATTCATTGGATCTGGAACTTTATCCATTGGGAGTTTGCTTTCAGCAAACTCATCTTCTATATCTTCTTGTGTAGTCAAAAATAACTTTCTATATACTGGATAATTTTCTTCAGTTAAAATCTCTTGGATTTTTGGTGGATATATTTTACAAATTGATTTAAATTTAATTGGTAAACCAAGAAAAGCATTACTATCAATCATAACTTGTTATGTAATAAACCATTTCATAACTAACTATTTCATCAGTTAAGAAGTTAATCTAAAAATTTCCACCTGTCATTTTTCCAAGACCATTTATTGTTTTATTATTTAAACTTTTATGAATTTCACCCATAATAGCAAATGGTCGCAAATTAGAATCTTTAATAAACCATTGAGTTAAAGGAACAAAAACTTCTATATCAATTTCAAAGTCACGAAATTCTCCATTTTCTGGATTATTACGACCACGCACTACACGCATACTAATCATACTCTATGCGGTTTCTTTATAACCAATTCTTGGTACAATTTTAATTAATTTATTATACACTTCAGTTTTAATCTATTCTTCTGTAAGATCTTCTTCGCTTAAAGGATCTTTACTTGTATAATAAACCAACTTCAAAAGATTCTAATTGGTCTAAAGACGACTTATAATCTTCTATAAGTTTAATCCCAAATCAGCTAAATTACGTGTAGCCATTATTCCACACCTCCATTAAACCAGAAGTAATCTTCATCATTATCTTCTTCTGTTTTCTCTGGCGGCGCACTCAAATCAAATTCATAAATAGGATCAACACTTACGAATTCCACTCCAGGAGTAGATTGAATGTCATAACCAGTTACTCGATAATATTCTTGTAATGGTTTCTCACCAATAACAAAATAATCATCAATCTTCAAATTACCATTTGCTGGTAATACAAAAAAGCTAAGTTTTAAATTTTCTTCATATATAGTATCCATACGAGAACGAGATCTAATTTCATTCTTTAACATATTATCTTCTTGGCCATACATATAAGCATAAGATTCTTGCTCAGATCCATCACGTGCGGTCCACCGCAATATATGAGTCATTTTTAATACTATATATCTATTATAACCACTTGCTTTTATATTCTCAAGATAATAAATCATCCATGGCATTTCAATATTATCCTTATTAGTTAACATTAAAATTGTACCATTTGGAATATTTAAATCAATATTTGTTAATAAATATTGTCGAGTTTCACTATTATCTTGTTTATTTCTTTCTAAACTGCCAGCATAATGCTGACCTTCATATATAAAATCAACTCGATAAATTGATTTTAATAAGTATAAATCAAATAAATGTTCTCGTTCACCCTAAATACGAGACTAATAATCAGTTCCAAAGCGATTTAATCTTTTTTTATAAATATCAAAATAACTCATAATTTTGATAATAAACTCATACAATCAAAGACTGTACTTCTAAAATAATTATAACTTAAATAACGAAGTGAAGAAACTTTTGTGTATAACTTATAATAATCAATCGTTTTATGATCTTCTGGATACGACATTAATTCAATTAAAATAGAGTTAAGAAATTTTTCCCATTCTCCACCTTTTTCATATTCACATAATACACCATAAAGACGATTTTTTAAATTATTATTATAGCCTTCTAATACTTCAGCCATCTATTGCTGTTGCCAAACGAGTATAATCGAATGGCTTCCTCTAAATAGATCTATAATATACAGCTTCAAGACGAGCCGCATTTTTCTTTTCCTATTCTAACATCTAATTAAATTTATCAAGTAAATTCGCTTGTGAAAAATCTCTTTCTTCGTAAAGCGGTTTTACATTTTCCCATGTCAGAATAGTACGATTCAGCCACTCACACTTCATATAAGTAGCCAAAATCTAAATTTCTTCGTTATTTAAATCTTCAACAAACTGATCTCCATCTGTATCAAGAGAAACACGAGGGAACTTAAACCATGGCAGAGCGCCTTTTAAGATAGCTTTCCAATCTTCTTGCATATCTTCTTCTTCCCAAACGCTCCATTCGTCATCTAACATCTTCGCGAGGAAAGCATCATAAACAGTCTAAAAACTGGTCATTTATTATCCCTCCACGCTTTTTCTTAATTCAATCCCCTTTAAAACATTACGTCCACTAATCTCAGTTAAGAAATTAGCCTTAGGAATACTACCATCATCGCCATGCTTCATAGCATAATCAACTAATGAATCTAATTGCGCTTTCTTTAAATTTTTAACTTCAACTTTAAACTGCGAAAGCGGCATGACCTTCCAGTAACGCTCAAGTTCTTTATCTCCAAGATAAATAATTGTCGGGGTTTTTGCATCTTCTGGCTCGATACCCAATTCCTTCTTTAATTCAAAATCTT